TCTAAGCTTTTATCTGCTATTAAATCTCAAGACCCAAGTGTCATTGAAATTGGTAACGATGAATATTCTAGTGCTTCCAACTGGTTAACTACAATCCGCAAGCTTCTTAAAGACCGAAAAGGTTCTTTAAAAGCGTTTGTCGGTACACCTGAAAGTGTACAGATCGCAAAGATTGGACAAACGTCAGCTGGCCGACACCCTTCAATTCACATTGAAACTGGACTTTTAGCTCGCATCAAAGCTGCTGGTAATATTAATTTAGTTCATCAATTCGAACAGCCCGCTGTTGAAGAATTTGACACAAAACTAAATGAAGCCGAGGACTTAATGACTCAAGAGATTGAATTCTCTGGTTCAACTAAGAATCTTATCGCTGCTGCAATCCGTGTTAAACATGCATGCAAATTTCCGAATTATAAATTCACTCCTACAACTGTAGAGTTTGCTGCTGAAAACCAGATCAATAAATCAAGCAGTGCTTCTTTTCCAACGTACCAACGTAAAGGAAACGTCATTGAACAAATGATTGATGAAGCAAATAGAGTAACTAAACAGGGTTTCGCCGACCCGTGGAAATATCCTATTACTAGGGGATTTCGCTTACAGATCCGTTCTTCCGAGAATGATGAACTTAAGCTTAAAATCCGTGTAATGTATCCGTACCCCGGTACTATTATTCTTATTGAAGATACATTCATTATTCCATTCGTGAATCACTTTATTAAAGTTGACACATTTTACATCATTGGTCGATCAGGTCAAGAAATTAGTAAAATGTTGATCAAATCTTTTGATCACAAAGGCGTTGTGCGTATTACGAGCTCAGATATCTCTGCGTTCGATCAAAATGCTGTTAATGATAATATCATTATGGGATTTTGGATTTTACGTTCACAATTAAAACTCACATCACTTGAACATAAGACTTTTTCTTTAGTCTGCGTTTATTTTTGTGTATCATTAGCCATTTCCAAAACGAAAGGTCAACCTGCTAGATTGTTTTTGAAGACAAAAGGTGTTCCTTCGGGATCAGGCTTTACTAACATGATTGACACACTAATTAATGCAATTGCCTTTGAGTATGCCCATTGTGGTATTCTCGCTACTGGCCGTGTTTTAATTTGTGGTGATGACAATATTTTCGATTCAACAGATGTTGATTTTGATAACTACTGTAAAGTTTTCAAAGACGTTTTTAACTGGACTATCACACCAGAAAAGACTCAACATTTCGAAAATTGGAAGAGACTTTCATTCCTAGGTTTTACCTGGATTAATGGAGTCAGAAATCAAAACTTAAAACTTTTGATCAATCAGTGTCTTTGGCATTCTTCTTTTTATACATTTCTCGACAAATACGAGAGAGAACTTGCACGTTGTGCTTCTGTTCTTCTCAACGCTATTAATGGC